CGACGGAGTGCTAACTGCTCCATGGTCGGTAGATGAATTTCGTTTTACAAAAGATGCAAAACAAGCTGTTGACATTGTAAAACAATTAGGCTATAATACTTTTGTAGTCACTAATCAGCCAGATGTGAACGATGGAAAGTTACCGATCGAGGATCTTCGATTGATGACGCGAATGATGAAAAGCTGGCTAGGCGTCGAAGAAGTTGTTTGTGCATTCGAACGTGGCGCAAAGTTTTACAAGCCGAACAATGGTATGATCGAGTTCCTGTTGAAAAAACACAAGATTCATCGTAGAGATTGTTGGATGATCGGCGACCGATGGAAGGATATCGTTGCTGGCAGACGTAGCCACTTGAGCACTATATACATTGGTGATCTATATCACTCCCCTCCCGAATATGAACATATCCAGCCAGATTATATTTGCCCAGACGTGCTTCAAGCTAGTCTATTGATCAAGGAGTTACACGAATATGGTTAAGTTATTTGCTGATGGTGCTGACTTTGACGGTATTGCCAAAGCTGCGGAAAATGAAAAGATTGTTGGGTTCACAACTAACCCAACACTCATGAAGCAAGCTGGTGTTACTGACTACGAACAGTTCGCGCGCACCACAATTAAATACTTGTCCACCACTCGTCCAGGAACTTCACTCAGCCTCGAAGTATTCGCTGATGATCTTCCTACAATGACAAAACAGGCATTGAAGATTGACGAATGGGGTAGGGAATATAACTACGACGTGTATGTTAAAATTCCTGTAACAAACACGATTGGCGTTTCTACTGCTCCTGCGTACAAGATGCTTTCTGACAGTGGCGTCAAGTGCAACGTCACAGCTGTGTTTACTCAGCTACAAATAATGGAAGTTGTAGAAAATCTAAATCATTTTGTTCCGAGTATAGTTTCTATCTTTGCTGGTCGTATTGCTGATGCTGGTATGGATCCAGAAGAGTATATCAAGTTTGCCACTAGTTACTTCCAGCGTTACAGAAATGGAAATACTAAGGTCGAGTTTCTTTGGGCGTCTTGCCGCGAGCCATTTAATTTTATGCAAGCTGATCGTTCTGGCTGCGACATCATCACAATGACGCCAGCATTGATCGATAAGATGAAGGTGTTCGGTAAAAATTTGAATCAATATTCGCTTGAGACTGTGCAGATGTTTTACAATGATGCTGCCAGTTCTGGATTTAAAATTAACTGCTAAGGAGATATGTTATGAGTGAAGTTAACATGGTTGGTGTTCGCGTACCTGATTGTACATTCAAAGTACGCGTAAGAGATGAAAGCATGGGTCCTTTGCACCCGAATCCTTATAGGTGGGAAGAAAAGACGACTGCTGATTATTTTGCTGGCAAGCGTGTCATTCTTTTCTCGCTTCCAGGAGCATTCACTCCTACTTGTTCGACTTATCAGCTTCCTGGGTTTGAAAATAATTACCAGCGTTTTAAAGAAGATCATAACATCGATGAAATCTATTGTATGTCAGTCAATGATTCGTTCGTAATGAATGCTTGGTGTAAAAATGTTGGCGTTAAAAACATCAAGGTCATTCCTGATGGTAACGGTCAGTTTACATTTGAAATGGGAATGCTTGTTGATAAGTTGAACCTTGGTTTTGGTCAGCGTTCTTGGCGTTACGCTGCTGTCGTTGATGATGGTGTTATCGAAGCATGGTTTGAAGAGCCAGGTATCTGCGATGACTGTGAAACAGATCCTTATGGTGAATCTTCACCAGAAAATATTCTCAAGTATCTTGAAAAGAAAGCTATTGCAGAAGGTAATGCACAGTGAGTGGTTTTGAAGAAAACGAAATTTCTAAAAATGCAAATGGTGGTACTGAAATCGCCAAGCGCAAACTAGCCTCTATTATTGACCCAGCTCTTCTTGATAACTTTCAAATTATTTGCTCGCGCCCGCGAGAGCTTCAGGAAGACAAGGTTCGTATCTTTTGGTGTCATGATTTGCCAGAAGATCCTGAGTCAAAGAAGTTCCAAGATAAAAAGTTTCAGGATAGCTTTCATAAGTTTGTGTTCATAAGCAATTGGCAGTATCAACGTTACCAGTTGTTTCATGGTATCCCATATGATGATAAGTCAGTGGTGCTTGAAACTGGTATTGAACCAGCTCCTGAAACTTGTTTTAATAAGCCAGAAGGTCCAATTAGGATCGTGTACACTTCTACACCACAGCGTGGTCTAGAAATATTGATTCCTGTCTTTAAGAAGCTGACTGAAATTCATAGCGATATTCATCTTGATGTATTTTCCAGTTTCAAAATCTATGGTTGGGAAGATGCTGATAAACAGTATGAGCCACTATACGAACAAATTCGCAATCGTCCACAGATGACTTATCATGGATTTGTCCCTAATGCAGAACTCAAGGAACATCTCAACAAGAGTCATATCTTCGCTTATCCAAGTATATGGTATGAGACGAGCTGTAGAGCTATGCTCGAAGCTATGTCTGCTGGTCTTGTCTGCGTTCATCCTAATTTGGCAGCATTGCCCGAAACTTCTGGCAGTTTGAATGTGATGTATCAACTTGATCTTGAAAACAAAAACCATCACGCCAATCGATTTGCTTCTTATTTGAATGCGTCAATCAATATGGTTCGCGATAAGCAGCACAATGACATGATAAGGTTCAATAAGTATTTTGTTGATAGAAGATACAATATTTCGCTCATAAGTGGTCAGTGGGAAAAGATTCTTCGAGATTTAGTGGAAAAATACCCAACCGCCGAAAGTCGAGCAATACCTAAAGAACAGTTTGTGTATAGGACTCTGTAATGATTATTTCCAAGACGCCACTCCGCATTAGTTTCTTTTCTGGTGGCAGCGATATGCCATCGTTCTATGAAAAGGAGCAAGGTGCTGCGCTTTCTTGCACTATTGATAAGTTTATCTATGTTTGTGTTCATAAGACTCCACATCTGGGTATCAAGGTCATGTACGATACGATCGAAGAAACCCCAGATGTGGAGCAGATGCAACATTTGATCACCAAGGAAGCGTTGAAGTATTTTAATGTTTCAAAAGAAATTACCATTGCTTCGATCTCTGACATTTTGTCGAAGGGTTCTGGGCTTGGTTCTTCATCAGCGTTCACCGTCGGTCTTGTAAATGCGCTCGCCAGCACGAAGTGGGAAGTGGCGTCAAAGCGATATCTCGCCGACATCGCCTGTCACATTGAAATGGATAAGTGTGGATATCCAGTAGGCAAGCAGGATCAGTTTGCTGCAGCATATGGCGGTATGAATATTTTCGAGTTCAAAAAAGATGGTGATGTCGATGTGCGTGAGATTCGCATAGGTCACGAAAACTTCAACAAGCTCGAACAAAATCTTTTGTTGGTGTACAGTGGTCGCGGGAGATCAGCCAATAGTATTCTACAAAAACAACAGAAAGCCATGGCAACTGACAAAGACAAGTTCAATCTGGTTCGTAGCTCGCGCGACAAAGCGTATACTGGCGTCAAACTGCTAATGAAAGGCGACGTAGATTCTTTCGGTGCTTTGCTTCACGAAGCATGGATGGAAAAGAAGGGACTCGTCCAGGAAATCACGCAGGACTATTTCGATACGATCTATAGCAAGGCTATAGCTGCAGGATCTCTCGGTGGCAAACTTCTCGGTGCTGGTGGTGGAGGATTCTTCCTTTTCTACGTAACACCAGATCGTCGCGAGGAAGTTATCCAAGCTATCACAGATGGAACAGAGTGTCGTATCTATGACTTCAAGTTCTACTTCTCTGGCAGTCGTATTACAGCTCATTGTTAATCTAAATATAGATGTTGACAAATAACATAATGTCCCGTATAATAAAGGTAGGATAAATGGATAATGTAATCCAGTTTCCAAAAAAGCGCGATGACCTGAGTGCTGCTCCTGTAGAGATGGAAGATGTTGAAAATAAGATCCTCAACCTACGCCATCACCACATCAACGAAACACTCACCACGATCATCCCGAGTTTATTTGCATCGATGGAATCTTCTGGGTTTATCCTCGAAGATCCTGATGATAATGACTCGGATATCAAAGATGGTGCATTTGTTGTTGAAGCAATCAGGTCTCTGCTTTGTAAGCATTATGGCATATCCCATCCGTTTCAGCAAATAGCCGATAAGGTATTTGCAATGGTCCAGGATGGTGAAGACACTAAGTTCGTAGTAGTTGACAAGCTGAATATCAAGCTAACACAGGACAAGTAAGGCTACATTATGATTATCGTTGACTTGAGTCAAGTCATGCTTTCCAATCTCATGATGCAGTTGGGTAATCACACCAACGCCGAGATCGAGGAAAATATGGTGCGACACATGGTGCTAAACTCTCTGCGTTCTTACAAGCAGAAGTTTGGTTATGAATATGGTGAAATGGTAATTGCGTGCGACAATACCAACTACTGGCGCAAACAAGTATTCCCGTATTACAAGGCAAATCGCAAGAAGAACCAGGAGACCTCTGAACTCGACTGGAAGCAGATTTTCGAGTGCCTGAACAAGATCCGCGCCGAGCTAAAAGAATTCTTCCCCTACAAGGTTATCGATATTGAATCTGCAGAAGCGGATGACATTATCTACACTCTCACTAATGTTTTCGATGCACCTATGAATGAAGAATTTCTAATCCTTTCTGGCGATAAAGATTTCATTCAGCTTCATCGTTCTGATGTAAAACAATATGATCCTGTTCGTAAGAAGTGGATCAAGCACGACGACCCGAAGCGTTACCTGCAGGAACATATTTTGAAGGGAGATGCTGGCGATGGTGTTCCTAACATACTGTCTGCTGACAATTGTTTTGTACTTGGCGACAGACAACGACCTCTGACCAAAAAGCGTATCGATGCACTAATTGATAAGACCTCGGAAAATATAGATAGTGAGTACAAGCGCAATTTCCTCCGCAATCAGCAATTGATTGATTTGAGCTTTGTGCCGAAAGAAATACAACTAAAAGTATGCGCTTCTTACGAAAGCCAAAATGATAAGGGTCGCGAGAAGATGTTTAATTATTTCATTGCTCACAAGTTGAAGCATTTGATGGAACATATACAGGAGTTTTGAATGGCTACGCGTGTCGGTATTGCTGAGTTTCTTGAAAAGGTTTCGAAGCTCAAAAAGCGTGAAGAAAAAGTACAAGCATTAAAGCACAATGATTCTTTTGAAATTAGAACAATTCTCCAGGGAGCTTTTGACCCACGTATTAAGTGGGCATTGCCAGAGGGAACGCCTCCATACACACCATCAACTCTCGTCGATCAAGAAAATGTTTTGATTAATGGCTGTCGTAAGCTAATATATTTTGTAGAGGGTGGTGCGCCCAATCTCAAGCAACTCAAGCGCGAAACTATGTTTATTGAATTATTAGAAACAGTAGCTCCTGCTGACGCAAAACTGCTCTGCGCCATCAAGGATAAGAAAATGCCGTACAAGGGAATCACGGTTGATATTGTTAAAGAAGCATTCCCTGATTTATTGCCATTAGAGGAGAGTAAGGCATAAATGGGTAAGTCTAAAAACAGTAAGTACTACAACTATCATCTAGATAGAGAATACGATGATGGTGAATACGATACTCGCCCAAACCGTAATCGTTCCAAAGAAAAGCGTTTTGATCGAGCATTACGAACTAAGAACATTCAGGATCTTGTAAATATAGAAGATGATGGTATTGATCCTGATGATTATGAATACTATAAACATCTAGAAGAAGAGCAAGATGCCGACTTACGCATTCCGCGATAACAACACTGGGGAAGAATGGCAGGACTTCATGAGCATTTCCGCTCTTGATGAATATCTCGCCGCCAATCCTCATATCACCCAACTCGTTAATGGTGCTCCAATGATTGCATCTGGTCGTGGCATGGGTAAGCCAGATCAGGGTTTCAGAGACTTGCTGAAGGATATGAAGAAAAAACACAGCAAGGGTATTACTAGGAGTACTATCAACACATTTTAGAGCAGTGAATAAATGCAGCAGAAAACACAGAGACTAACAAGAAAAGAAAAGCGCATTTTACGTCAAACAGGAAAATATGAAGAACCAAAATTAAATTTCCATCTAAAAAATGTTGAGCCTCTGACAGCTAACCAAAAGTTGACATTTGAATATTATGATCAAAACAAAAACTTACTACTCCACGGGATCGCAGGCACGGGTAAGTCCTTCTTATCCATATACCTATCTCTTCGATCAATATTATCAGACAACAGTAAGTACAAAAAACTCGTCATTGTACGATCGGTTGTGCCGACACGTGATATGGGTTTCTTGCCAGGAAACAATAAAGAAAAAGCTAAGGTGTACGAAGCACCGTATCAAGCAATTTTTTCAGAGCTCTTTGAGCGCGGAGATGCCTATGAGTATCTTAAGTCGAAAAATCTTGTCGATTTCATCAGTACTTCTTTCATACGTGGCATTACTCTCAACGATTGCATTATTGTGGTTGACGAGATAGCAAATATGACACTACACGAACTGGATTCTGTCATCACTCGTGTAGGTAGAAACTGTAAGGTAATATTCTGTGGCGATTTTAGGCAGTCAGACTTTACTCGCGAGCACGAGAAAAATGGTTTGACTGACTTTATGAGAATAATTCAGAAGATGAAATCTTTTGAGTTTGTGGACTTCAACGAGAATGATATTGTGAGATCAGCAATGGTCAAGGAATACATCATAACCAAAGATAGGCTAAAGATTGTCGCGTAAATTCTTCGAGCATGCATTATTTGATTTTGAACCGCTCAAATCGGTAATAATGCATGATAAACGATACTATGAACTGCCGAATGGAACTTTGGCGCAATCTGTAACAACTCGCATCGGCGAAGCGTCGGACAAGACTGCTTTGTTAGAATGGCAGAAGAAAGTTGGTATTTCAGAGGCTATAAAGATATCTACACAAGCGGCTGTTCGCGGAACTGCTATTCATAGCATTTGCGAAAGCTACCTGATGAACGAGCCTACGTATCCTAAGAATTCAATGCCTTCGAACATTGACTTGTTCAAAACATTGCGCCCGCACATGGATGATCATATCGGTCGCATTTTTGGCATCGAATCACCACTATACTCGTATGCGCTGGCAGCTGCTGGTCGTACCGATTGTATTGCTGAATGGGATGGCGTTCCTTCTATCATCGACTTTAAGACCGCAAGAAAATATAAGAAGGAAGAATGGATTGAGAATTACTTCCTTCAAGCAACCACGTATGCTCTTATGGCTGAAGAGCGTACTGGTCTTATCATTCCTCAGTTTGTTATTATGATAGCTGTTGATCATGAAGATCCGCAGATATTTGTGAAAGAAAAGCAGCCGTATATTACTCGCGTCAAGGAGATCTTTTCATGAGCGAAGCATTGAAAAACCACATCAAGCATCTCGAAGAAAAGCACTATGCTCTAGATAAAGCTATAAAGGAAGAATATAACCATTATGCTCAAGACGAAGTTATCAAAAAGCGTAAGATCGAAAAGCTCAAGCTCAAGACGGAGATTGAAATAGCCAAGGCTAAGATTACGTAACGTAAACCAAATAGACACCCGAATACACCCGAATAGAGCTAGACTATAGTAAAGTATAGTCTAGCTCATCTTTTTTGTTGTTTTAATTCTAAAGAACGGCTATGGTAAGAAGGTAAGGAGAAGAGAAATGTATCACGTACTTAACCGTAAGGAACTTATCACCCTCATCAAGTCCCAGAAGAGCTTGGCTGTAAAGAAAGGGTTCGATTGGCCAAGCGAGAGCATAGACAAAGGCGAGTTGGAGGATCTTAGGATTTTCCTTCAGCAACTCACGGACTTCTTTTTGGATAAAGAAGACATAGACTATTACGCGTAAGAGAAAGGTCAAGCTCATGTACAACTATACCGTAACCTTAACAAACTTCGGGAACGTCATCTATAGCGGTAGCGATCTAGCTACCGCTCTAGGTAAAGCTGAGCAGGCTGGCTTCGAGGCTACGCTCATGATCGATTACGATGATCCTCCCTATGGTAGCGGTCAAGAGTTTCGATCCTATTCGCCGATCGGTGGCTGGAGAACTATATCTAAACAACAAAAATAGTTGTTGTTTTAATTCCAATGCGGCGCTATACTGAGAATATGGAAAAGGAAACTGATATGACGATCGCTGAAATCCGCACCAAGCTCGACCGCTGCGAGGCTCGCTTTACCGAGGCTATGAAAGCCAATGACTTCCAGGAGGCTCGCGACCAGCGTACCGCTCGCGATTACTTCATTGAACAGCTTGTGCGTAAGATTCAGGAAGAAGATCCCTATACCACCGAAGCGGATATCCGCTACTTTGAAGGACTTTGATCATGACCAATCAAGAACT